GGTCAGGACTTCATTATTCTCGGTGACTTCTCCAAACTGGCTATTGCACAGTGGGGTGACTCTCTGGAGCTGGATATGGACGATACCACTAACCGTAATCGCGGTTCTGTTATCGCTCGTGTATGGGCAGATCTGGACTTTGCAGTACTGGTGCCTGAAGCCTTCCGTATCATCAAACTGGCCTAATCCGATGAGAGCATTTAATACGCAATGTATGGATGCTCTGATTAACAGTTTTGGCGAACCTTTAGTACTAGACAATGGCAGTACTATTACTGCCATTTTCGAACAGTCCGAAATAGCAATTCAAACTACCGAAGGACTTATACAAACAACAGAAAACTACTTTACATGCCGCCGTGATCAAATCACCTATGATGATTCTTTTGTACTGAATAATGTTCAGTACGAGATTTATAACATCATTGATGATCTGTCAGGCATATGTAACGTTTATTACAGAGAGGTCTGATTACATGAATATTTCAATAATTAAAAATCATGTGTCAGACCTTTTTGTTTCTGTAGGTCTTAAAGTACGCAAAGCTACCAAAACAAATATTCAGACATCCAGTGATTACATTCTGATGATCAGTAATGTAACCGAACAATACGAACAACTTGACTACAGTAACCGTCATTCTGTCATTTTAACTATGGATGTGCTGGTTACATCTCAGAGTGAATCAAAAGCACAACAAACAATGGATAAAGCACATTCAGTATTATTCAGTACTGAATTAGTTGCTGGTTTGTTAGAGAAGGGCATTAATGTTAGTTCATTAAAACTACTCTCAGTAGTCGATGATACCGACCCGGATACAGCCATAAATACCATTATGACAACGTGCCAGATTAATTACATTGCACGTGCTACAAATAATGGAGAATAACAATAATGGCAGGAATCATGCTCGGCAACCGCACTTTGCTATCTTACAGTACTGATCTTAATAATACATACCCAACATCTATCTATACGATTATTGATAACCTGGCTGCATTTCCAGAAGTTAAAATCAACAGTACCACACAAACGATAGAAACATATGATCAGGAATTTACTAGCATCATCACTGGTGGTCTTAAAATCAGTAACATCAGCATTGTAGTAAATTATGTACCAACAAATACAGGTCATATGTTCCTCAGCAATGCATACGCTGCGAATCGTTCATTTCAGTTGAAGTTCAGTCTTTATGAAAGTCAGACATCACTACGCCAGAACTACATTATTCTTAATGGGCGTATTACTGCACAAAAGGATGACGCAGACATTAATAAAGTATACGGGCGTACCTGGACTTTTACGCCTGATTCTATCGTTCGTCAGGGAACGATTGATGATCAATTCCCATTAGTACTGGGTAATTTTGGGGTAGGTGCTGATGGTATTACCGTACCGCATTATGAATCTGACGGCGGTAATTCATTCATTAAAGTACCAGTTACAAATACGATGAATCCTGGCGGTGTTGATCTACTTGGTGTTGGCCTTGTAGATGGTGGTGGTATGAGTAAAGCACAGATGGTCGTTACTGAATCAGGTACTCCACGTCTGTACATTAAGAATACTGATAGTACCGTATACGATCAGGTATACAGCACAGCTAATAAACCAGTACTTAACGCAGGTGCAACACAGGGCGTTTCAGGAATCCTGCCAGTATCAAATGGCGGGACTGGTAGTTCTGTAGCCGCTACAGCACTCAGTAACCTGAATGGTCTACCAAAGACGGGCGGTACTCTGACAGGTGGCCTGTCAGGAACAACATTATCACTATCCAGTACTTTAACCGTGACAGGTGCCAGTACTTTAAATGGTGGAGCAACTGTCAACGGGGCAATTAATCAGGACGGTGTTGCAGCAGCAACTTATGGTCATACATCACTATCCGCAGCCGCAGCAGGTACTAAATCTTATTTGCGTAAAATGCGTGGCGGTACTGGTGACACAATCTTCCATGAAACCGTCCAGGCAGGTAACTACCGATTAGCCACTGGTGCCAGTACTGATAGTTCTGATGCTCTGACACTTTCCAGTACTGGCAACCTGACGATTACTGGTGGTCTTAACGCTTCATCTGCAACGTTGAGTACTGCATTACCGGTCAGTTCTGGCGGCACTGGGGCAGTTACGAATACACAGGCACTGCAAAACCTTAATGGTGTTCCACAAACAACCACTGTCAACGGAAAGCCACTTTCATCAAACGTAGTACTTTCAAATACTGACATTTCCGGTAGTGCTAAATCAGGTGCTAACTCAGATATTACAAGTATCACTGGCTTAACCACTGCACTTAGTGTTGCACAGGGCGGTACTGGGGCATCCGTTCCAGCAATAGCACTCAGTAACCTCGGGGGTGTTGCTAAAACCGTAACAGTGAACTCTAAGCCTTTAAGTACCAACATTGTTCTGAACGCAGCAGACGTATCAGCAGTACCAACGTCAAGAACGATCAACGGGCAAGTACTCAGTGATGATCTAGTACTGGGTGCCCTGGATGTATCAGCAATGCCGTACTACGGAACCATCGTGGCAGGCATGAACCTGAATACTCTGAACGGGTCTGTATTTGGATTATATGAGCAACCAGTAACTGCTAACGCAACAACGGCTTTAGGTTATCCGGTTGCCGTAGGTGGTACATTGTTTGTTCTGAAGAGTGGCGTAACTCACGCGAACAGTTGTACTCAGGTTTATTACCCTGCCAGTAGTGATGACATCTGGAACAGGACTGGCACAAGTAATAGCAGTGGTGTTGTAACCTGGTCTGCATGGGTTCGTACTGCAAATATCACCAGTGCAGGTGTGAACAGTACTATCAAGTCTCTAACCGGACTAACAACAGCA